TGTGCCGATGAATCCAGAAACCGAATGTATCGAAGTTGCCTGGTGCGGGTTCCCAAAAGGCACACACCGTGAGGATATCTGGCATTGGTTCGAGGAAACCTTTGGTGTGGCCGTTCATGACCTTATGTATTCATGACAGTCGAGCTTCTCAATACATACGGAATTCTGCATATAGGCGTTGCCGAGTTCCTCTTTGACCTGGATGACCTCCCAATTATCAAAGGCCGAGACAGTTGGTACTGCGACAAAGACGGTTATCTTGTCAGCAGCTACTTTTACTGCGGTGTACGGCGGTTTGTCCGCTTTCACCGGCTGGTTATGCACGCAAAGCCAGGCCAGTTTGTTGACCACATCAACAAAAACAAGGCCGATAATCGAAAAGAGAATCTGCGCTGTTGCCAGCGGTCAGAGAACGACAGGAACCGCAGCCTCTATATCACCAACACATCTGGCGTTTCCGGCGTTTTCTTTGATAAGCAAAGAGAAAAATGGGTCGCCAGTATTACCTATAACAGTAAGAAGATTTACCTCGGCAGGTACGATGCAAAAGAAGATGCCGTTATGGCACGGCTCACAAAAGAGATTGAACTTTATCGGGAGTTCGCTCCTCAGAAAGCACTTTTGGAAACGCTTAGTCTTTGTTCCAACGGAACTCTGGCATAAAGCGGTAGGGGTCAAGCTTCAAAACGGCACACACAGATAATCCAATCCTCATACTGGCACCGCTTATGTTGCGCTCTCCGTTTTCCAGTCTCTGATATTGGCGAACTTGAATGTGTGCAGCATCTGCCACCTGCTGCTGGGTCATCCCGAGTTCCTCCCGCCGATTCTTCAAAATATCCTTTTCGGTTTCAAGGAAGAACCACTGCTCACCATTGCTCAACAGGTCTTCACTGGGAGTTTTATAGGTGTCTTGAAAGTTCATATCAAAATCTATCATAATCATATCTCCTTTCAGCACGACCGATTGGTCGTGCTTTTCTTATATCATACGACCAAATGGTCGTGATGTCAAGCAATTTTCAAACTACATTTACAGGAGGGTACGCTTATGGGAAATCAACGCGATTCGCTGGGCGACAGGATGAAACGGTATGAGTATGTTTCACGCAATTACCTGACCCGTCGTGTTCCTGTCATCATCCGTATTGACGGCAAGGCTTTTCACACCTTTACAAAGGGAATGAGAAAGCCTTTCGACCGTGTTCTTATGTCTGCCATGCAGGAAACCATGCGTTTCCTGTGTGCCAACATTCAGGGCTGCGTCTTCGGATACACGCAGTCTGATGAAATCACATTGGTTTTGACCGATTACGCCTCTATTCGTACAGATGCATGGTTCGGCTATAATGTCCAGAAGATGTGCAGCATTGCCGCATCAATGGCGACGCTGGCGTTCAATAAGGCGTTTGCCGAGCAGACGGAAAAAGAAGACAGCGGCATCGACCTTTCCGTTTATCGCCGCAAGTTCCAAACTGCCATGTTCGATGCCAGAGCTTTCACCGTTCCTCTGGACGAGGTCTGCAACTGTCTGATTTGGCGTCAGCAGGATGCCACACGGAACAGCATAGAAGCTGTTGGACAGGCGAATTTCAGTCAGCGAGAGCTGCACGGGAAGAACTGCAACAAAATCCAAGATATGCTTTGGAAAGAACGCAATATCAACTGGAATGATTTCCCCACGGATTGCAAGCGTGGCTCCTGTTGCATCAAAACAAGGATAACAGAGGCCGTCTCTGTATTAAACGGGGATGCGACTGTGGAGGTTTCCAGAAGCCGTTGGGTCGTTGACCGTGAACCGCCTGTCTTTACACAAGACAGAGAGTATGTGGAGCGATGGCTATGACAATGGAAGAGAAAGTCCAGCGGCAGGAAATCATGATTCACGAACTGATGGAGAAAAATAGGGAATCCAAACGAGAACTTGCAGCATACCACAATATCATGCAGGGAATGGTGGGAAACGCCAATGAACGCATTGACCGTTTGGAAATCATTGTAGAGACCGCCATTACAAAAGCGGTTCATGAACTGATTGAACGCCTGCGTTACGATGATATTCAGGCAATCGACGAGGAAGAGTTTGCCGCCGCCGTCAGGAAACTGATTTTTGATGCAGACCCCGGTGTTCAGCTGCCGTTCTAAGGAGGACTTTATGAAGTGTTATAAAAGCGGCGGCTGTGGTGTATATGAAAACCGTTCATGCTATGAATGCCCAGCCAGCAAACCGGAGTATCTGAAACGCTATGAGTTTCCTGACAAGGGTCTCGTAGAAAAGCTTCGGCTGTACGGCAGCACCCAACCTAATGGGCAGATGGGTGATGACTGCCGTATTCCTAAAAATGTGCTGCTCCAAGCAGCAGATAGAATCGAGGTGTTAAGCGGTGTCCGAGCAGCAAGCAGCTAACAGAAAACTATATATCTCCGATTGGCATTACGGCCATAATAACATTCTGGCGTTCGATAATCGACCTTTCAAAACAGTTGAGGACATGAACGCTGCACTTGTTGAGCGATGGAACGCCGCCGTTCATCCGGGCGACACCGTCTATGTTCTTGGCGATATGTTCTGGTGCAATATGCAGGAAGCGATTTCTGTCCTTAACCAGTTGAACGGGCAGGTATTTCTGATTAAGGGCAACCATGACCGCTGCAGCGATGGGCGGTTTCTCAAGAAGTTCGTCAAGGTCACGGAGTATCTGGAGGTTGAGGACTCTGACCGTAAGGTTGTCCTCTGTCATTACCCAATCCCGTGTTTTAAGAACCACTATTACGGCTGGTATCATCTGTACGGTCATGTTCATAACTCTTTTGAGTGGAACATGATGGAGCATGACCGCTTCCTGATGCAGGAATTATACGGGCACCCATGCCTTATGTATAATGTCGGCTCGATGATGCCGTGGATGGATTACACCCCGCGAACACTGGATGAAATCCTGCGGCTTGAAGCTGTTTACAAAAATGAAGCGGCGGAACCGCCTGCCGCACAGTAGTTTTGCAGCTGCTTGATGGGCTGTATCAATGCAACACAGAAAAGAAAGGAGCGTGGCGCACATGATTTATCTGGACAATGCGGCCACCACGCAGATAGACAAGCGTGTATTGGATGCCATGATGCCGTATCTGACTACTCAGTACGGTAATGCTGGTACACTCTATAAGTTTGGACGCAGTGCAGGCGAAGCCGTGAAACAGGCACGAGCTCAGGTAGCTGAGTTCCTTAATGCCAAGCCGGAGCAGATTCTCTTCACTTCTGGCGGCAGCGAAGCAAATAGTCTTGTGTTTCAGGGCTTAAAGGAATATCTTAAAAGTATCGGAAAGACGCATATTCTGGTTTCTGCCATTGAACACGATTCCGTTCTGAAAGCGGCTCATTCGCTTATAAAAGATGAGTTTTATATTGAATATCTGCCTGCACATAGCGACGGAAAAGTGTTTGCGCAGAGCGTAGAAGATGCTATTACCCCCAAGACAGGGCTGGTATCTGTTATGTATGTCAATAATGAAACCGGCGCCGTCAATCCGATTGAAGAAATCGGCACGATTTGCATGAAGCGTGGCATCCTGTTCCATACAGATTGCGTTCAGGCTGCCGGTTGCCATCCCATCGATGTGGAAAAAATCGGGTGCGATTTTCTCTCTATTTCTTCTCATAAAATTCACGGGCCAAAAGGTGTCGGAGCACTATTCGCCAAAGAAAAAAGTATGTTGGCACCCATCATCTTCGGCGGTGCGGAGCAGGAATTTGGACTTCGTGGCGGAACAGAAAATGTTGCCGGTATTGTAGGTTTTGGTATGGCCTGCGAAATATCCACCAAGAGTCTTCATGAGGATTGTATTTGGGTTTCTACGCTTAAACAGCGTTTTTATATGGCATTGACAGATGCTCTCAAAAAGAATGGGTGCGCAGAGATTGTGCATACCAATGGGTCGTCTGTTCTCAGTCCAGGGAAAACATTAAATCTGTGCCTGCGTGGCATTGACGGACAGACTTTGCTCTTGATGCTTGACGGAAAGAGCATTTGTATTTCAGCCGGTTCCGCCTGCCGCAGTCATGAGGCTGAACCAAGTCATGTATTGATAGCGATGGGACTAACACCAGATGAAGCAAGAAGTTCTATCCGAATTTCATTTTCCAGAATGAATACAGCAGACGAAATAGTTGATGCGGCGAACATCATCGCGTCGTGCATTGAAATATTGGCAAGTGGGGTGGGAAAGTGAAGAAACTGTATGTGTCAAACTATATTGGCTTCGATGAGTCGGCAACAAAAGCTACACTGTATTCCTTCGATTCGGAAGAAGAGTGCAGAGAGTTTCTCGAATTATCACATGACGGGCGATGCCAGGTCTTCAATGTATTTGACGAGAGCAGTAACTATGGCGTTCTTCCCGGTGCGGCCTACCACACATATGAGTTCGTTGTTGTTGGCGGGATTCTTACTTTATATGATACTCTTGCCCTGAATGTTTAACGAGGAGGGATAACATGACCACAGAACAAATCAGAGAGATGCTGCAAAGCCCTGCGTATGAATTTCTCAGAAGCAATGAACATCTGAAAGGCAAAATCATTTTTCTCACGCTGGGCGGCAGTTACTCCTACGGTACAAATGTTGAAACCTCTGATGTGGATATCCGTGGTTGTGCCTTAAACAGCCGTTCCGATTTGCTGGGACTATCTAACTTCGAGCAGGTCGTTCATACAGGAACGGATACCACAGTTTACTCATTCAATAAGCTTGTAAGTTTGCTTCTGAACTGCAATCCCAATACGATTGAGATGCTGGGTTGCCGTCCGGAGCAGTACATGGTTTGCACTGACATTGGGCGAGAAATGATTGAGAACAGAAAGCTGTTCCTTTCCAAGCGAGCGGTAAACTCCTTTGGAGGATATGCTAACCAGCAACTGCGGCGGCTGGAAAATGCTCTCGCCAGAGACAAACTTCCGCAAGCACGGAAAGAAGAGCACATCCTAAACTCTATGAAGAGCGCAGTCAAGGCGTTTGAAAGCAGGTATCGGGGCTTTGAGAATGGTGGCATCACTCTTTACACGGCTGAGAGCTCACGCGAGGATTTGGACAGAGAGATTTTTGCAGACATTCATCTTACAAAGTATCCGGTGCGTGAGTTCAACAGCATTCTAAACGACTTGACCAATGTTGTCGGAACCTATGAAAAGCTGAACCACAGAAACCATAAGAAGGATGACAATCATCTCAACAAGCACGCCATGCATCTCATCCGCCTGTATCTGATGTGTCTGGATATCCTTGAGAAAGGTGACATCATCACTTATCGTGGCGCCGACCTGCCTCTTCTTATGAGTATCCGCAGAGGAGAATATCAACTGGAGGATGGCACCTACCGTCCAGAGTTTTTCGAGATGGTTTCAGATTTTGAAAAGCGTCTTGATTATGCGAAGCGGAACACAAACCTGCCGGAGCATCCTGATATGAAGCGCGTTGATGAGTTTGTGGTCAGCGTGAACAGGAGGTCTCTTGATGTATAAGATTTCTATTCCAAAGGGCGCAAAGGCGATTATTCTTGGGCTTCGCTATGAAAATCATGAGGCATATATTGTCGGTGGCTGCGTTCGAGACAGCTTGCTCGGCAAAGAGCCGAAAGACTGGGACATCTGCACCTCTGCTACACCGCAGGAGGTTAAGGAGCATCTCAACCGTTGTAGCGTCCGGACGATTGATACAGGATTAAAGCATGGTACAATTACTGCGGATATGGAGCGAGCGGGTAAATACGAAATTACAACCTTCCGCATTGACGGGGATTACTCAGATAATCGCCGTCCTGATTCTGTCACATTCACAGAGAGTATTTATCAGGATTTGTCCCGCAGAGACTTTACCATCAATGCGATGGCGTATAACAGCGCTGGTCTTATTGACCCCTTTCACGGTGTAGACGATTTGAAGAATGGCATCATTCGCTGCGTTGGAAATCCAAATGACCGATTCGGTGAAGACGCGCTTCGCATTCTGCGTGCATTGCGGTTTGCTTCTGTCTATGGGTTTTCAATTGAGAAGGATACAGCGCAGGCCATTCATGATAACGCATGGCGGCTTACGAATATTGCTGCGGAAAGAATCCACAGCGAACTTTGCAAGCTGCTTCTCGGAAACGGAGTTCTCCCTGTTCTGCTGGATTATTCTGATGTGATTGCAACCATCATCCCAGAAATGAAACCGTGTATCGGTTTTAACCAGAACAACAAATACCACCAGTACACCATCTATGACCACATCGCTCATGCAGTCTCCAACTATACAGGCAAGGATATCGCCGTTAAGGTAGCACTGCTACTACACGACATCGGGAAACCTTGCTGCTACACAGAGGATGAGAATGGCGGCCATTTTCACGGACACGGAAACTATAGTTATGACATTGCTAAAGTCGTTCTGGAACGGTTGCGCTTCGACACCGCAACAAAACAGGAAGTGCTTGACCTTGTTTTGTACCATGATACCGTCATTGAACCAACCACAAAGACAGTTCGCCGGTGGCTCTGCAAAATCGGTGAGCGCAGATTTTCTCAGCTGCTGGATGTCAGGATGGCGGATATCAAAGCCCATGCAGAAGGTACACAGGGGTCAAGAATCGAGCGGTGCGTGGCACTTGGCGTGCTGATGACAGAGATACTTGAACAGGAAAAATGCTTTTCCTTAAAAGACCTGGCAATCAACGGAAAAGATATTATTTCCCTCGGTGTGCCGCAGGGGAAACAAATCGGAGTCATTCTCCATGAGTTGCTGGAGGAAGTTATTCTTGATACGCTTCCCAACGAACACGATGTTTTGCTGCGAAAGGCGGTGGAACTTATTGAGCGAACCTAAATATCCAAAGGGTGAGCGAGTGTGGGTGGGATACTATGACAGCCATCACGAACTGCGCTTTATTCTTACAAGTAAAGACAGCCGCGACTTCTATTTCTTGTATGAACTGGTAGATGGTAACTTTCGCAAGCTTGGAAAAGCGCGGTCGCCGACAGAATTGGAAGAGAAATTCCGCGTATATCAAAGGATGGAGGAACACGGTGGATGACTTCACTTATGATTGCTGGCAAAAGAAGCAGCTGGCTCAACAGGCTCGTCATCGCAAGCGTGGCAGCAAAAGTCGGAAGTGTTCTCTTCCGTCAGATAGCTTGACGAAAAAGCAGTGGAAAGAAAGGAATGGGAAAACATTGTCTATCAACTTGAACCGACCTACTTCCTGGGAGATTTTTAAGGAGGTTTCCAAGCCGACGCAGGAGGAATATCTCAACCACCTGCTGGCTGTTTACGGGGCAAACGCAACCAGTCTGGCAGCTATGTTTCATGTACAGCCGCTTACCATACGCAGATTTATTCAAGCAAATGGCCTTGCGGTAAAGTTCCCCGTAGGGCATTCCATGAATGCCGAGCAGCGAGAAGCGTGGGGTAGTTTTTTGAAGGGCGAGGTAAAGCCTGCGCCAACTCCTGCTAAGCTGGTGGAGCCTCACGACTTAACGCCTGACAAGAACGAAATCATGTCCATGAAAAAGGTCTCTCTTTCTTTTAGTGGAAAAATCAACGCAGACATGATTGCGAACTCTCTGCTGCAAATTCTCGGAGAGAACGCAGTCGGTGAGGTGGAAATCACCTGTCAGCTCTGCAGTTGACTGTGTATGGTATAATAGATATTGGAAGGAGTGGTCTTTATGGATAACAATTTGGATTTGCAGTATGCGCTTGATGCCGACATTGAAACGGCGTTCGACAGTTTCGTTGATGCTATTTATGATGAGGTAATGAATGATGAGATGAAGACAACCATCATCAATCTTCCCAAGCATCAGCAGATGAAGTTTGTATATTCTGTGCTCAAGCATTTCGCCAAAGGAACGGATGCCGTTCTTTCATATAAACTGTGTGAACCGTTCAAGACAATGGGCAGTGTCTCTATCGAGGCAAAGAAGTTGGACTTTGATAATCCGGAGTGGTTTGCCAGAGCCGCTGAGTTTGCCAGCAATACAGAGGTTTATCCTCTGACAAAAAACAGGATTCGGCTGACATTTACCTTTCATGGTATCACAATACCAATCGAATAAGGGGGCGGACAATATGGAATACAAAGGTTGTTTTGACACGGTGCATGGTTTGATTGAGGATGCCTCCAAAGAGTTCGGTGCGGCTTTTGTTGTCTCACCGGAAAAATCCGGGCAGGTCAGCAGAGCTTGCGAGAAAGTCGATGCGCTTTTTGAAGAGATTGATTGCTCCGTCATTGACGCGAGTGTCAATATGGATAACAAGATGCTGACTATCAGCATCTTCTGCGATGAGGTCATTCTGGAAAATGGCAGGGAGAATGGTTTCTGTAAGCTTTTACAGGAAGTCACTTCGTTCTCTATCTCTAAGGCGGCAGAAAATACTCTGCGGCTCGATATGAATATCGCTGGTGTGTGGCAGACGGCCTAATTCACTATGCAAATTGCTTTCATAGGAGGAATTGAGTGGATGATAGAAGACGGGGGCAGCTCAGAGACGCCCTCAATATGTTGAGCAATGCCGCTTCTGTGGTAGAAAGGGTTTGTGACAAGGAGCAGGACTGTGTTGATAACTACCCTGAAAATCTGCAAAGCACAGAACGGTTTGAAAAGATGGAAGACGCATTGGATAGTCTGAATGATGCGCTTGAAAAAATCGACGACGCAAAAAGCCACATTCAGTCTGCTATCCAGTAAAGAAAAAGCAGGGCGTGATTGCCCTGCTCTTTTACTCCTCAAACAAATAGTCCGGCAGTTCCAGCTTGAACCCCATCAGGACTTTTCCGTAGCACTTTACGGAGCTGCCACTATCCGATGACACAAAGACATTCGTGTTACGAAGTTCTGGGTTCGCGGATACTAACTCAAGATTCCCATTTTCATCTACATAGTACTGCTTGCAGTACATTGCGCCATCTACACAGAAGATACCGACATCGCCGATAGCCATTTCCGCATCCTTTTTCACATATACCATGTCGCCATCGTGAATATATGGGAACATACTGTTTCCCTGGATGTTTACGGCGTAATCTGCTTCGTCTGGCACACTGTTGTCCACCAGAATCATCTCAAAGTCAGCGCCATCAAGCGGGACAGATGTACCGGCTGCGGATGGTGTAGTATATCGTGGGATATACCGCTCTCTCTCGGTATTTGCAAGCTGGATAACCTTGCTGCGGTTCTTCGGTTTTGCCGCCAGGTCAATACGCTCTTTCTCCAAAGAGCATACGGTGTTCACAATTTTTTTGCCGTGGGAATCAAGCCCACGATAGTCCTGTAGGAAGCGTTTCTCTGCGGGAGAAAGTATAAAAGTGTAGTTTTGTTCGCTCCCTTTCGGCTGAATATCAAGAAGCGTATCTATCGATGTGTTCAGAAAACGCCCAAGCGCAATCAAAGCGTCCATGTTCGGCTTTTTCGTGTTGTGTTCCCACGACCGAACGGCAACGGTAGAGACTCCGACAGCAGAACTCAAATCCTGCTGTGTATATCCGCGCTCCAAACGCAGATTCTTCAAGCGCTGACCGAAGTCCATGATGACTGTCCTCCATCATTTGAGATTGGTTGTTGACACGACCCGTAATTTGTGGTAGCATTAACACCATAACAACTGTTTGCATTGACAGGATAGCACAAACTAAAGTTTCTGTCAATAGGAAAAAGAATAGTCCGCCTTTCGACGGACTATCCCGTGTTGCATACTGCCGATGAACACAAACTCAAGAAAACAGTATGCGAGCAGCCCATAGGTTTACAGGCTGTGGTCATAACGACACCACTCATCATGACCCACTTGTAGTATAACATGGGCTTCCTCATAAATCAATGGAGGTTTCTGACTACGAGATGAAAAAAAGAGTTTCTGTGAGGGAACTGAAGGAATACTGTTCCCGAAACAAACCGCAACAGGTTCTCTTCTGCACGGAGAATCAGGAATGGTATCGTGTGGCAGACCACTGCAAAATCAGATTATCCTTCCCAATTATGTTGATATGCGAAAATCCCAATCTGATTTGCCTAAAGTCCGAGACAAGTACTATGTGCATCGACCGGATAAAATTTGCCGAAATCAATAGCGACACCAATCCTTTGGGTACTATACTCACGGTAAGCTGCGGCAACATGAAAGCTGCGGAGCCCGAGAAAACCTACACCCTTATTTTCTCATAAACTTTTTATGTTGTCTATATAATTGACTTGACTTGAAACCACTATTATGCTATACTCCAACTATCAACATAATTGAATTGAAGGAGTTAGTACCTTGGGTTTTCATCATAATGAGCAACGAGTCCCTCAAATTGGGGAAGTATATCTGATGAACTTTGGAGGAAGCGGCTGCGAACAAAATGGCTGGCGTCCCGGTGTTGTTTTTCAAAACAATGTCGGCAATGCACACAGCCCCAACATCATCGCCCTTCCCCTTACCAGTTCCATTAAGAAGTCAGGCCAGCCCACCCATGTCATTGTCAAGTCGGCTGACAGTGGTCTTCGCTTGGATAGCATGGTTCTGTGCGAGAATCCCGAATGTATGTCGAAAGAACGCATCGGTCAGTATATCACCACATTGTCCAACCGCTATATGCGGCAGATAGCAGCAGCAAATCTCCTCGCTACCTCCGCTATTTCATTCCTGGATACTGAGGTGCTGCTTGCCGTTTGGCATAAAGCAATCCGCTTGAATGCTGCCGTTCCGGCATAACCCTACATACAATTAACGGGAGGTTCGCCATGTACAATGAAGGGTTAAAGATAAACTTCATCCGCAACTATACACAAAGCATCAACACCGCGAATGTGGCAACAACGGTATTTACCGCGTTTGAACCGCATGAAGAGGCATGGGGTGCTGATTTGTGTACGAAAAGCACCGAGGAACTACAGCCTGTGATTGATGAAATCGTAGGATTGCGCTCCAAAAGTCAATGGATGTCGCTGACGATACTGAAAGAGTATGTCAAGTGGTGTATCACCATGAATGTGCCGGGTGCCTGCGATGGGATGCTTCGTATCACAGCAGTCGGTCTTGACAAGGTCAGAAAGCAGATGGTCACAAGCCCGCTGCATCTCCAGCGGTATCTCAACGAGGTCTTTGACCCAGAGGGCGACGAGACCATCGACAATCTCTACCGCTGTTACTATTGGATGGCGTTTTCCGGCATTCGGGAAGAAGACACGCTAAGCATCACGGCTTCGGATGTAGACTTCATGGATATGTCCATTCGGTACGGTGAGAACTGTGTTCCTCTTTACCGTGAATCCCTTCCTGCATTTCATAATGCGGTGGAGCTTTCTGGTTTTTTGTACAAACATCCGAATTACGCAAAGGAAATTCGGCGTGACAGAGTTCCTGGCGATACCATTATGCGTGGGGTTCGGGCTACCACAAAAACCATGTCTATTCGCTCCATGCTTTCGCACCGCTCTGCCGCCGCACTTCAGGATGGCAAGACAAAGCAGCAGTTAAGCTTCTACAGAGTATGGATGTCCGGGCTTTTCTATCGGATGTACGAGAGAGAGCGAGCTGGTATTCCAGTGGACTTCTCTGATGCAGCAGTTGATTTCATGTCCGGGCGGACATATGTTGTTAAAGGCAGGGTCAAGCTGGAGCACAAACAAAACAAAATTGAAAAAGACTATATGGAAGATTACCAGCGTTGGAAGCTGGCTTTCCTGATGTAAGGCGGTGAAAAAATGGGTATCGGAGATTTGTTTTCAATCTTTGCAGGCGGTGCTTGGCTTGCCACAGAAACAGCCAAAGAGATTGGTGAACGAGCTGTCGGCGAAGAGCGCAGCCGTTTAATCAAGGCATATATCGCAGAACACACCGACCCCGAACTGGAGCAGCGTATGATGGAGGATGTAAAGAATCCCGATATGTACGATGCGGTTTGGGAGCGTATCGAGTCTTTTAAGCGAGACAATCCTGTTTTCTGCGATGAGGAAGCCAAGAAGTCTCTCATCAAGAAGTACGATGGTACTTATGGTTATACCAGTCGTTTTGGCTGGCAGAATGTCGGTGAGGAGAGACTCCCATTCCGTACCGCAAACGGAAGCCTATATGGGAAAAGCCAATATCAGGATTTGGAATTGGACGGGAACCGTAATATTGCAGTCATGCTTTTGATGCAGACATACGGTAAAATGAAATTGTCCCATGCAAAGACAACGGCTGAAAAGCTTTATCCCATTCCCAAGACTAACCGAAATTGGTAATTAGAGAACCTGCATCAAGCAGGTTTCTCTTTACATATATCAACACAATTAAATAAAATACAAGATTGAAAGGAGTGGTTCCTATGGGCGAGTTAAAGGAGAGATTTATTTCTGTGTACAATAACGCAGTACACAGAGATGGCTCCGATATGCTTCTGCGATGGTTGGAGGATTCCGATTTCTTCGTTGCACCAGCATCCACAAAGTTCCACGGCTGCCATGAAGGTGGGCTTCTTCAGCATTCCCTGAATGTGTATGACTGCTTAAAGAGGGGGCTGGCAAACGCCGGATTACAAAACAGTTATCCTGCGGAAACAGTTGCTGTTGTTTCGCTGCTTCACGACATTTGCAAGGTCAACTTCTACAAGAAAGGCTTTCGCAATGTCAAAGATGAGGAGACAGGCCAGTGGTACAAAAAAGAGGTCTATGAAATCGATGAGAAGTTCCCCTGCGGAGAGCACGCAGACAAATCTGTCATTCTTATTCAGAACTTCATGCATCTTGAGCCGGAGGAAATTCTCGCTATCCGCGCTCATATGGGCGGTTGGGACACAGCAGTAAAGGGCGGGAACGCTTTTATCGGCAAAATTTTTGAGCGGAGTAAGCTTGCTGTCCTGCTGCATCTTGCCGATATGGAAGCTACTTATCTTTGCGGCGAATAAAAGGAAAGAAGGTTATTTATGTCAGAGCAGACAAGCAACATTTATCAAAAGCTTGCTAAGGTCAGAAAACAGGTCGAAGTCATCCGGAAAAACAAAAGCGGCTACGGCTACAAGTATGTCACCGAAGATGAAATTCTCGCAAAAATCTCGGTTTTTATGGACAAGTATCACCTGTCCCTGGTTCCCAGTATTCAGTCCGGAACCACAAGGGTAGAACCCTATACATATAAGAAGACCAAAACGACCGGCAAGGGCGAGTTTTACGAGGAGAACAACAACGAGATTCTGGTAAGCGCCGACATGGTATGGTCTTGGGTCAACAATGATAACCCCGAGGAGCGTATCGATGTCAGCTGGGCGCTCGTTGGACAGCAAGGTGACGCTTCACAGGCGTTTGGTTCCGGTCTGACTTACTCCAGCCGGTACTTCCTTCTCAAGTATTTTAATATCGCAACGCCGGATGATGACCCCGATAATTTCCGCAGCAAGCAGCGTGCTGCTGAGGCGGCTGAGGACAAGATGATTGCAGAGGGTATCATCCAGAGTTTTGACGAGACGGTCAAGCACTTCCTTGAGTCCAATAAGGATAAGGCGGAGGATGTGAAAAAGTTTGTGTCCAAGTACGCAAAGGGCGGCAACTATTTTGCCATCACCGAGTCAGCTCTTGCCGGTAAATTGCTGGCAGAGTTCAAAGAGACATTCAGTATCAAGGAGGAGTAACACATGGGTTTTCGCACAGGTGCTTATGCAAAGGTCTGGGAAGTGACGCCGATGAGCGACACCAGCACGAAGGTTCGTATGTCCATCAGTCGAAAGAACAAACAGTCTGGCGAGTATGAACAGGATTTTTCCGGTTTCGTTCTCGCCATCGGAACGGCGGCAGCAAAGAAAGCTGCCAGTTTGAAAGAGGGCAACCACATCAAACTCGGCGATGTGGATGTGACAACCAAGTACGACAAAGAGAAAAAGGTTACATATACCAACTTCAAAATGTTCTCCTTTGAGCTTGACGGAGAGGAACCTCGTGACAGCAGTACAGAACCGCAGCCCACAGTTGATGAGGGCGAAATCGACGACAACCGCCTGCCTTTCTAAAGGTGGCGGACTATGGGAGAAATCAATTACGCACCGCTCATTGATGATATGGTCTGGAGCTACTCCCGTATCAAAGCTTTCGTAGATTGCCCATATCGATTTTATCTGAAGTACATCCGGCATATCCACGGCAAAGAAATGTTTTTCGCAAGCTATGGCACATTCATGCACAAGCTGATTGAAACCTACTTCAAGGAGGGAAAATCCCCGCGCCAGTTGACAGACATTTACCTGCGAGATTTCAAGAAAGAGGTTGTCGGTCGGGCGCCAAATAAAACGGTCTTCGGGAACTACTTCACTGGTGGTCTTGAGTATTTGCGTGGCATCCACCCGTTTCCGTATCGACCTGCAGCCATTGAAAAGAAGGTGGATTTCAAGGTGAATGGAATCCCCTTCATTGGCTACATTGATTTTCTTGGAGAGCTGGATGGCTCCCTCTATGTGGTGGATAACAAGTCCAGGGTTTTGAAGCCTCGGAGCAAGCGAGAGAAACCGACCAAAACGGACGAGGAACTGGACGCTTATCTTAGGCAGCTGTACCTCTATTCGGCTGCGGTCGAGGAGGAATACGGTGTTCGGCCTCACAAGCTTTGCTTCAACTGTTTCCGCACCGATACCTTCATCGAAGAGCCGTTCTTGGATAGGGACTATGAAGGTGCGAAACAATGGCTTGCAGAAATGATTTCCGAGATACGGCAAGAATCAGATTTCAAACCGTCATGTGAGTTTTTCAAATGTACCCATCTCTGCGAAATGCAGGATGAGTGCGAGTACTATCAGTTAATGAAGAAGAGGTGATGAGAAATGCTGGCAAATGAAGATATGGCGCGGGTCGAAAGCGAAGCGGGTATTATCGCCACGCTGATTCACCATCCTGATTTTTCATACTACTCCGAGCAGCTGCTGCCAAACCATTTCACAAACGAAGAGAACCGCTATATCTATCAGGCGATTTGCTCTCTTGCAAGAGATGGCATTGAACGCATTGACCCATACAATATTATCCAAGCGTTGACTGCTAAAGAGGCTACCCGGCGTTTTGCGGATGAGCTGAGCATCGACCAGCTCTATACGCTCATGGAAAACAGCGAAAACATCAGCCGAAATACAGTCGAGGAGTATAAGCTTCTCGTAAATAATGTGATGGACGCAGCGTTTCGCAGAGATACATACCAGCAATTAAAGGAATGCCAAAAGCTGTGTACACAACCTTCTGCTGAGAACATCGAGCAGAAAATCTATAAGATGCTTGACGATGTGATGATGGAGTTTTCTACAACCAATGATGTCCCGGCCTATAAAGATGTGGTCGATAAATGCTGGGAGGAAATCAAAGGCCGTCAGGGCGCCGGTTACGCAGGAATCCCCTTCAAGTTCCCCGCTTTGAACGATTACGCCACCATTGAGCGTGGAGAGTTGTTCATCTTCGGCGCCGAACAGAAGCAGGGTAAGAGTATGATGCTGCTGAATTGTGCAGTGGATTTGCTTAAGCAGGATTACGCCGTTCTGTATTTGGACAGCGAGTTGAACACACGGCTATTTACTTCCCGTATTCTTGCTCATCTGTCAGGCATTGAGTATAAGCGCCTCACCTCCGGTAACTACAGTGAGGAAGAGGAACAGCGGATTCTGGCGGCAAAAGAGTGGCTCAAGACTCGTAAGTTCACCCATATTTACATCCCCATGTTCGACCAGCAGAGTATTTATACCGCTGTCAACAAGGTCAAGCACACTCAGGGGCTGGATGTCCTTATCGTGGACTACTTCAAAGGTAAAGGCGAGGGCGATGCCTTCGATAGCTATCAGGAACTTGGCCGTTTTGTGGATATGGTGAAGAACCAAATCTGCGGAGAGATGAATATTGCCGGTATCGGTGCGGCACAGGCAACTATCACAGGTAAGCTTGCCGACAGCGCCAAGATTGCACGAAACGCTTCGACCATTGCCATGATTTCCGATAAAACACCGGAGGAAATCGAGGCAGACGGTGCGGAATGTGGCAATAAAAAGCTGCGTGTCACAGTCAATCGTAACGGTATGCAGATGACACAGGACGAATACATAGACTTGCTGTTTGATGGCAATCACATTCTCTATGAACAGGCTAAACAGCATATTCCTCAGACGCCATTTTAATCCGTCATCACAATTAAATAAAATGCGAAAGGAGGAGACGGTTTGGAGCTGTCTGAACTGATAGAGTCAGTCGATATTCTGGATTACATTTCTCAATATACGGATTTCACAGAGAAAAACGGAGAATACTGGGCACTGTCACCTCTTAAAGATGAAAACACGCCGTCTTTCTCCGTTCGTAAAGAAACAAATTCGTTTTTTGACTTCTCCTCCGGTATCGGCGGCAATGTGCTGACATTTATTCGGTACTATGACAAGTGTAGTATGGCAGAAGCCGTAGAAAAGCTGAAAAAATACAGCGGATTTAACGGCAAAGTAAGTTCAAGGAAGCGTCTTGCAGCTACAGAGGTGGCAAAACGGTTTGCGCCACCCCATAACACAGCAAAAAAGGCCAAAGGAACGGTACTACCGGACGATTACATGGAACGGTATGAAAAACGAGACGATAAGCTGGCCGTTTGGGAGCGCGAAGGAATTTCCCGTGCATCCATAGACAAGTTTTCGGTGTACTACGACAGCTTTTCCGACCGGCTTGTCTATCCCATACGAAATCCAGATGGGAAAATCGTCAATATCGGTGGGCGAACCCTCGACCCGCACTGGAAAGAGAAGGGTTTGCGTAAATACACCTATTTCATGTCGTGGGGTGAGTTGAAAACCATCTATGGTCTTGCAGAAAACAGAGATGCTATCCTCCAGAAAGGGGAAATCATCTTGTTTGAGGGCTGCAAATCCGTTCTACTTGCCGATACTTACGGAATTCACAATACCGGGGCGATTTTGACCTCGCATCTGAACCCAAATCAGATGAAATTGCTGGCAGCACTTGGCTGCCGTGTGGTTTTTGCCCTTGATAAGGATGTCTGCATCCGAGACGACCACAATATCAAGCGGTTAAAGCAGTTTGTCAATGTGCAATATCTTTGGGATAAGGATAATTTACTTGGTGAAAAGGACAGTCCTGTCGATAGAGGCCAAGAAACTTGGAAAAAACTCTACGAAGGGAGGCTGTCGTGGCGATGAGTGGGCAATACACCGTCTATCATCTACATAGCGACCTGTCAAATGGCGTTACCAATATTGATTCGGTCACAAAATACGGAGAGTACATTGCAAAAGCCAAAGAATGCGGTATGAATGCGATGGGCTTTTCCGAACACGGTTCTGTTTTTGAGTGGTGGCACAAGAAAAGTGCGATTGAAGCAGCTGGGATGAAGTATATCCACGCCGTTGAGTGCTATCTCACCACAACGCTTACAGAAAAAATCAGAGACAACTATCACTGTGTTCTTCTCGCCAAAAACTACAGCGGCTTTTTGGAATTGAACCGTCTCGTGTCTAACAGTTTTTGTAGGAAGGACAACCATTTCTACTATGCTCCCCGCATTACCTTTGACGAGTTGTTCCACACATCGGATAACATCCTTGTCACTACCGCTTGTGTCGGCGGTGTGCTTGGGAAAGGTGACGAGCAGGTACAGCGGGTGTACCTCGATTTTTTGACTCGTAACCGGCATCGCTGTTTTCTGGAAGTCGGACATCACATGGATGAAAAACAGATTTCCTATAACAAAAAGCTGCTTGCGTTAAGTCAGGAACTCACCATCCCACTGATAGCTGGAACAGACACTCATGTTTTGAATGAAGAGCACGAGAAAGGTCGCAGTATCCTACAGGCATCCAAAAATATTTTCTTCGACGGCGAAGAGCGTTGGGATTTGAAGTTCAAAACTTATGATGAATTGGTCGCAGCCTATCGAGCACAAGGTTCGTTACCGGAAGCCGAGTATATGCAGGCCATTGAAAACACAAACCTGCTGGCAAATATGGTGGAACCTTTTGAGCTGGATAGAGGAACCAAGTATCCTCACATTTACGCAGAGCCGGAAAAGACTTTCAGAGAAAAAGTCCAGTCTGCTATGGAGACGCATCCCTATGCGCTGAAGAACCATACCAAAGAGGAGCTGGAGCGTGTTGTCGAAGAAGAGTTTGATGTCTACAAGGCGACAAAGTCTATTGACTTTATGCTCCTGCAAACATATTTGCGGGAATGGGAAAATGAAAACGGTATCCAATGCGGTTACGGAAGAGGTTCTGTGTCCGGCAGTATGATTGCCTATCTGCTTGGTATTACACAAATGGACAGTCTGCGGTTTGGGCTGAACTTCTTCCGCTTTATGAACCCCTCCCGTGTGACCAATGCAGATATTGATACGGACTACTCTGGCAAGGACAGAGACACAGTCAAACGGTTCCTGCTTCGTGACAAGATGAACCTGCCAAGCATCCGTTCCGCAGAAATCATTACCTTTAACACCATTGCGTTGAAGGGAGCTGTTCGAGATGTGTGCCGTGCCCTCTACAAAGACCGTCAGGACATTAACTATATTCAGGTTTCCAACCACATCTGCAAAGAAGTCGAGACGCATGAAGAGGCAGTTCGTAAAAAGTATCCAGAGGTTTTCCGGTATGTGGATATTGTCAACGGCACTATTGTTTCCATCGGAACCCACCCAAGCGGTGTGCTTATCAGCGACCTGCCCATTGAGCAGACCGTAGGTCTCTGCAGCGTATCTACATCTGAGTATCCGGTCTCCATGATTAACATGAAAGAACTGGACGACTTGATGTATGTCAAGCTGGATATCCTGGGGCTTGATAATATCGGTGTCATCAATGAGACTTGTAAAACTCTCGGCATTGAGCGGCTTACTCCCGATAACACAGATATGGAAGATATGAGCGTATGGAAAAGCATCCGCGATGATACAACGCTTATCTTCCAATGGGAGTCAGACAGCGCACAGCATTATCTCCGGCAGTTTATGTCGGACAGCACACTGGAAACAGCTCGCTCTAAAATTCCGAACTTCTCCATGCTGAAATGGATGTCCTTTGGCAACGGACTTCTCCGCCCTGCCTGCGCCAGTTTCCGTGATAGCGTTGCAAAGGGCGAGTTTTACGATAACGGTTTTGATGCGCTGAATGAATTTCTTTCCCCCGAGGCCGGACGCATTGCCATGCAGGAGACCATCATGCAGTTCCTTGTTAAGTTCTGCGGTTATTCTGCGGCAGAGTCCGATAATGTGCGCCGTGCTATTGCAAAGAAGAAAGGCACAGAAACACTGCTCCCTGAGATTGAGGAACGGTTCGTTGCCTATTGTTCGGAACAATACAGCATGACTTCGGAACAGTGCGAGAAAATCATCAAGCCTTTCTTGCAAATCATCCTGGATGCTTCCGCCTATGGCTTTTCATGGAACCATTCTGATGCTTACTCCTCCATTGGATACATCTGTGGGTATCTGCGTTACTACTATCCGTTGGAGTTCCTCACTGCGGCACTCAATATCTTTGGCGATAACATGGATAAGACCGCCGCCATTACCAATTACGCTACCAGCGTCGGCATCCGCGTCACACTGCCAAAGTGGGGATTGTCCAGAGGTGAGTATTTCTTCGACCGAGAAAAGAGAATCATTGCAAAGGGGCTCACCTCCATCAAGTATATGAGCGCCAATCTTGCCGATGAACTCTATGACCTTGCCAGAAATAAATACTCCTACTTCATGGATTTGCTCAGGGATTTGGATGAAAAGACCAGCATTAACTCCAGGCAGCTTGACATCCTCATTAAGCTGGATTTCTTCTCTGACTTTGGTAATCAGCGTGAACTTCTCCGCATAACAAGTCTGTTTTCCGAGATGTTCAAGAAAGGACAAGCCAAGCAGATACGAAAAAGCGATGTGGATGGAACGCCGTTGGAGGAAATCGTAAAGCGATATGCGGTGGGCGTAACCAAGTCAGGCGGCATCGCAAAGAGTTATACGCTTCTTGATGTCGCATCTATCCTGCGAGAGGCAGAAACCGTCATCAAAGCAGCAGGAATGGATGACTTGAGCGACCTTATCAAGGTGCGCAACTTCTATGATGTTATGGGCTACATCGGCTATGTGTCCGGCAACGAAGCCGACCGGCGCAAACTCTACATCACGGATATCAAGCCGCTGTATCGTAAGCGTGACAATAAGCAGTTCGGGTATAGCTTGTTCACGAAATCTATCGGCAGCGGCAAGGAGAGCCGGTTCACTGTCTTCAACAGAGTCTTTGATAAGGAGCCTGTCAAAGAGGGCGACATCATTTACTGCAAAGGCTATGAGAGAGATGGCGAGTATTACACGCTGACAGCGTATCAGCAGGTTTTTTGATTACATATAAAACATGGATTTTATAAGCATGGAGGTGCAAATTTTGCAGGACAAACAAGTCTGCAATCTCTGCGGCAAAGAGCTTGATTTCTTTGACCGGCAGGAGAACTTTACAATACATACAAGAATCGGTTATGGCAGTGTCCATGACGGCGACAAGGTTCATCTCCAGTTCTGCTGTGACTGCTTCGACAAGGTTGTTGCCATGTGTACCGTGTCACCCATTGAGGAGGTAAGCTGAGAATGGATAGAGCGGAATTTCAGAGATACATTGATAACGCCTTGCAAGAGGCAGAGCGTGTGAGGACTTATTGTGCGCAAGATGAAATCGTCCTCATTATGACAGCGGATTTTTATCGAGAGCTTCTTGCCACCACGGACATCCACGCAAACAGAGACGGCGACCACTACGGATTCCTTTATGGCTATCGTATTGCGCTTATCAACGAGCCGACTGAAGGCACGATGGTCTCGCCTGCGGTTCTTGGGATGACCTTTCATCCGGGCATGGCGCTGGACGACAACATTGTTGTCGATGAAGAGAACAGAGTATTCCGGCTTACCAGCCGTGACCCTGTCCAATTCACGGATACAGGTATGACTGTCCGCTTTGATGCACATACCCACACTACCAGAATGGATGCTGCTGTTATCGATGCCGGAAATATTGCGGCTGAGGCCATGCGTGTCGCCACTGCATTTGAAACGATTACTACCACGGCCACCACGACCGGTGGCAACTGGCAGCAGTATTGGGTGAACCCAGCAACATGGGAGTACAACCCTACGGTTACTTTCCATGTAGATACAGCAGAAATCAACCACAGCGTATTCGACAGACTCACAGGTGGTGGCAGAAAAAAGAATCGTGTCAAAGAAGATGCGGAACTGTCCGCCGGAGACACCAAAGCAATGGATGAATTTCTTGATGGATTCGCCATCAAACAGAACCTGCAGCAGGCGTAAAGGAGGGTACCAATGGGTAAGGTAATTGTTCAGGATTTCACCTGTAAAGAGCCAATCACCATGATTGGAACGGAGGCTGGTGTCTGCTGGGGCGCCGATATTTCCGACCAGAAGAAAAACTATCGTCGAGGTATTGACTGCCTTGAGAGTGAACACGGAAGAACTTTTGAGTTCCCCGATGCCTATATGATTCTCGATGGCTACTCCGCACGGGTCATTCGTGAGTGGTACACCCACATTGGCGGCTCACCTACAAGATTGCAGGCAAGTACGAGATATATCGACTACGAACATGGCTTTGATTATGTCGTACCGCCCAGCATTGAAAAGGACGAAGCGGCGTCAGCCGGGTACAAGAAAGTCATGACGATTCTCCAAAATGCGCTTACCGCACTGGATGCGTTCGGCGTTCCCCGTGAGGACACAGCACTGCTGTTGCCGTTGGGAATGACTACCCGTATCGTGTGCAAGCACAACGCCAGAAATCTCATGGATATGTCTCATCAGCGGATGTGCTCTCGTGCTTATCATGAGTATAGAAAGCTGTTTGACGATGTGTGCAATGCTCTCCGTGCGTATTCGGAAGAGTGGGCATATCTGGTTGACCACTACTTCATGCCAAAGTGTGAGTATATGGGCTTCTGCAAGGAGAAAAAGTCCTGCGGTAAGATGCCGCACAAAGAGTGAGGCTATGAAAAGCAAAATACGAAACCCCAAAAAGATGCGCCAGCTTATCGACTTCAAAGGCCTGGAGCTTGATGGTGGCATCTACCCAACAGACATTGACGGACTGATTGAACTGCGCAATCGTGAATACATAATCCTTGAAGTTAAACACCGTGGCGCCGCTGTTCCTTACGGGCAAAGGCTTGCTATTGAAAGAATGGTAGATGACTTCACAACGGTTGGGAAGAGTGCGGTCGCTATCATATGTGAGCACCAAGTTGATGACCCGGACAAGCCTGTTGTCGCGGCATACTGCAAAGTAAGAGAAGTCTATTATGGCAAGGAACATATATGGAGGCCGCCGGACGGCTCCATCAATGTACGGCAGGCCATCGATTGTTTCTGCCAGTACGCAACACATAAAAAGGAGGCTGATGCCGTGAAAATTATCGCTATCTCTGGCAAAGCACAGCACGGAAAGGATACAACAGCCGGGTTTCTGAAATCCACATTGGAAGCAGACGGCTATAAAGTACAGGTCGCTCACTATGCAGACCTGCTCAAATACATATGCAAGCAGTTTTTTGGATGGAACGGGCAGAAGGACGATGCTGGACGCCACATTCTGCAGTATGTCGGAACAGATGTCATTCGCACACAGAAGCCTGATTTCTGGGTCGATTTCATTATCTCAATGGCAGAACTCTTCCCTGATGCATGGGATTATCTGCTCATTCCCGACTGCCGCTTCCCCAACGAGATTGACTGCATTAAAAGTGCCGGACTTGATATGGTTCATTTGCGTGTCGTGAGAAAGAACTTCACAAGTCCGCTGTCCAAAGAACAACAGGCGCATCCGTCAGAAACCGCGCTCGACAATACAACGCCGGACTACTGGATTGTCAACGATGGTACGCTGAAAGACCTGCAAGAGCGTGTCATTGCATGGCTTACAGATTACACAGGCTTTCACCAGACAACATTCGATGAGTTGTAAGGAGGTGTGATATGCGTCATCTGACAATTCTTGTTGATATGGATGATACTATCGAGAACCTCGCTGAAGCTTGGGTCGCCTACCTGAACGCACGGCATCAAACCAGTACCAGCCTCTCGGATATTACCGATTGGGATATTTCAAAGGCATTCCCAACCCTTACAAAAGAGCAGGTATATGCTCCATTGTTCGAGGATACCTTTTGGAGCTGGGTCAAGCCAATGAAAGGTGCATCAGAGACGCTGCAAAAGCTGATTGCAGATGGACATACTGTGCTGATTGTAACTACATCGAACTACCAGACCCTGGCGGCCAAAATGGAGCAGGTGTTGTTCCACTACTTCCCATTCCTGACATGGAACGATGTCATCATCACAGCCCATAAACAGCTTATCAAGGGAGATGTGCTGGTAGATGACGGTATTCACAATCTGGAGGGCGGAGATTACTTCAAAATCCTCATGACAGCCCCACACAACCGCAATTATGACGCAGATAAAAACGGAATGTACCGTGTCAGCTCGTGGAGTGAGACTTATTCCGCTATTCAAGCACTCGCCTGTGCAGATTCCATGTCAAAATGGCAGGATGACCCCGCCGCTTTCGCTGAAGAAGTCCTGCATATCCAACTAAAGCCGTATCAGCGGCTTGCTTTAAGGCTCAAAGGAGGTCTGAACCGCATTGAAAATCATTCTGTATTCAACCGGTTGTCCCAAGTGTAAGGTGCTCAAGCATAAATTAGAAGAAAAGGGTATTGCGTACACAGAAAACAACACTGTGGACGAAATGCTGTCGCTCGGAATCGTACAAGTTCCTGTTCTTAGTGTGGATGGAGAACTTCTTGACTTCCAAACAGCAAACCAGTGGGTTAATCAACATTAAAAGGAGGAGGACAGGAGCAAATGAACATTCCACTCAAAATGAACCGAGACTTTGAAAAGGCAATGGCAGCTCTCAATGAGCGCTACGGTGAGGATTTCGAGTTTCTCAACGGTTTTCATGAAACCCAGTTGAATTTCTCTGACTTCATCGATGGCTTTATTGATAAGAATGTGGCCGATGTGACCATTGACGCCAATGCAAACGCCTCTAATAAGGATATTCGCAGTCTCTTGAATGAAAAAGGAAAATCCCACGACAAGCTGTTCGCTTTCAACAAGATTTTCTATGAGATGAAGAAGAGGTACAACCTCCGAACGGCAAAGGAATGGCTGGAAACAGAATATAACGGCGGCTTTTATCTGCATGATGCCTCGACTTCCACCTATCTGCCGTATTGTTACGCCTATGACCTGTCCAGATTGGCAACCGAGGGACTTTTCTTCCTGAAAAACTACAATAATCAGGCACCCAAGCACCTCACCACCTTCATGGATGATGTAATCGAGTATATCAGCTACATGAGCAACCGCAGTTCCGGCGCTGTGGGCATCCCCAATGTCCTGATTTGGACATATTACTTCTGGAAAAAAGACTGCGAAAGCGGTCACATCATCAAAGACCCGGAATATTACATTAAACAGTGCTTCCAGAAGTTTATCTACCGCCTCAATCAGCCGTTCATGCGCATCGACCAGACCGCCTTTGTCAATGTGTCTATCTTTGACCGCAATTATATCGAAGCTCTGTTTGGCGGCGTACAGTATCCGGACGGAAGTTATGTCATTGATTGTGTGGAAGAGCTGATTGAACACCAGAAACTCTTCATGGAGGTCGTTTCACAAATCCGAAGCGAGAATATGTTCACCTTCCCGGTACTGACTTATAGTCTTCTGTACCGTGACGGAAAGTTTGTGGACGAGAACTTTGCCAGATGGTGCAGCGACCACAATACCACATGGAACGACAGTAACTTCTTCATCAGCGGTGATGTGAATACGCTTTCCAACTGCTGCCGTCTGCTGTCAGATACCTCAAAGCTTAATGCGTTCATCAACTCCATCGGCGGCACGGCACTTTCTATCGGTTCTGTCAAGGTCAATACCATCAACCTGATGCGGATTGCGCTGGAAACGGAATGCGATGAGAAAAAGTATCTGGCTCTTCTTAAAAAGCGTGCGCTTCTGTGCTGTAAAACTCTTGATACCGTGCGGCATATTATTTACCGGAACATCGAAAAGGGTTTACTGCCCAACTATCAGGATGGTGCAGTAGAGATGGACAAGCAGTACTGCACGATGGGCATCCTCGGCCTGTATGAGGTAATCGAAGCTTTCGGTTATACCAAGACAGACGAATTCGGTTATATCAGCTATACCGATGAGGGCGTCACTTTCGCAAGCAAAATCTTTGAGGCGCTCAACGAAGTTAAGGACAACTTCACCGAGGAGTACTCATTCAATATCGAAAGCGTTCCTGCAGAGCGTGCCGCTGTTATCCTGTGTCAGAAAGACAATGTCCTGTACGACCACAACGATAAATTCATTTACTCCAATCAGTGGATTCCTCTGTCGGCCAAATGCACCATTCAGGAAAAACTGCGGCTGTGCTCCATTCTGGATGAGAAGTGTTCCGGCGGTAGTATCGCCCACATCAATCTGGAGTCGAATTTCCCCAATACGGATATGGCATGGGAGATGCTCAACAAGATTGCACAGTCAGGCGTTATCTACTTTGCATTTAACACCCGCATCAACGAATGCAAGCATCATCACGGTTTCGTAGGCACAGACCATTGTCCGGTGTGCGGTGAACCTGTATTCGATACATATCAGCGCATCGTTGGCTATCTTGTCCCGTCACGCGCTTATTCCAAAGACCGTTTCCGCGAGTTCAACACAAGACAGTGGTACACCTATGCGGAGGCAATGAGCGAATGAGGGTAAAGACGATAGTTGATGAGGACTTCACCAATTATAAGAAACCGGCCATGTTCATTGGCACGATTTCCTGTGGGGGCAAATGCTGTATCGAAGCTGGTATTCCTCTCTCTGTTTGTCAAAATGATGGGTGGCGCTCTTGCGCCCCCATTACGATTGACGATAATGAGCTCTGCCATCGGTATTTGACAAATCCCCTCACCAAAGCGGTTGTCTTCGGTGGGCTTGAACCGATGGAACAGTTTGAGGAACTTCTCACATTTCTGGATTTGTTTCGTGACACCTATGACTGCGAAGATGATGTCGTCATCTATACCGGTTATTATCCCGAAGAAATCCCAGACCAGCTTCATACCCTTTCTCTTTACGAAAATGTCTTCGTAAAGTTCGGACGCTATATCCCGAACAAGCCACACCGTTTTGACCCTGTGCTTGGCGTAGAGCTTGCCTCGGACAATCAGTATGCGGCCAATGTATTCTGGCCGTTCTGGAGGAACAACGAATATGCAAATCAACATCAATCCTGACAAAGACTTCGTCGCTCATATGCGCAAGGCACTTAAAGACAACAATGGGTTTTGCCCGTGCGCTATTGTTAGAAGCGAAGATACCAAGTGTATGTGCAAAGAGTTCCGTGAGATGGAGGAAGGAACCTGTCATTGCGGACTGTACATCAAGATTAAGGATAAGCCCACCGCTGAAAATGTAGACCGCTGCATTTGCTGTGGTGCAGTAATTCCAGAGGGAAGAATGGTTTGTCCAAACTGTGGTGAATAACTGGGAGGTACTCATTGGAGTCAAAAGTATTTGACCTTATTGCAAAAGAACAGCACCGACAGGATACGACTATCGAACTGATAGCCAGCGAGAACTTCGCAAGTGAAAACATCATGCGAGCAGTTGGCTCCTGCCTGACCAATAAGTATTCAGAGGGATACCCCGCTGCGCATCACTCCGGCAACCGAGGCAGATATTATGGCGGATGCCAGTATGTAGACGAGCTGGAGGAATACTGCTGCGAAATGTGGCAGAAGGTGTTCCAGACTAACTATCATGTCAATGTGCAGCCGCACAGCGGCACGAATGCAAATATTGCGGCATATTTGTCCGTACTGAAACCAGGAGATACTGTTCTTTCTATGAGCCTTGATAACGGCGGGCATTTGTCCCACGGCTCTCCGGTGAATATCAGTGGTAAGATTTTCAACTTCATCCACTATGGAGCAAACAAATCCGGCTGGATTGATACAAACGATTTCATCGACAAGCTTTATAAGTTCAATCCAAAGCTTGTAGTCATTGGGGCTTCGGCATATAGCCGTACCCTGTACTTTGACACCTTCAGAAATGTTATCGACTGCTATAAAAAGCAGACAGGAAACGAGTGCTATATGCTGGTGGATATGGCACATATCGCAGGACTTGTAGCGGCTGGCGACCATCCGTCCCCATTCGGGCTTGCTGACATCATTACTACCACGACACACAAAACTCTGCGGGGCACAAGGGGCGGGTTGATTTTCTGCAAACCGGAGCTTGCCAAGCGCATCGACAGCGCAGTCTTCCCCTGTTGTCAGGGCGGGGCGCTACAGCATATCATCGCTGGTAAAGCGGTAACAGCTGAGGAGGCTTGCACAGACAAGTTCAAGAACTACATCCACGCCGTTGTGCGTAACTGTAAGGCGATGTGCGATGCGTTTATTTCGATGGGCTACAATGTCGTTACAGGTGGTACAGACAATCATCTGTTCCTGCTTGACCTGACGGAAACAGGGTTGACCGGCAAAGCGGTACAGGACGAATTGGACAAGCATGGCATTACCCTTAACAAGAACTGTGTTCCCAATGAAACTCGTTCTCCGCAGCAGACTTCCGGCGTTCGTATCGGAACGGCAGCTATGACGACTAAGGGCTATACCGCCGAAGACTTTGTCAGCGTCGCTCACATCATTGACAACATTATCAAATCCATGCAGGAGGAACTACATGACTAAGAAAATCATTACTACATATACCGAGTACGATGAAGACGGCAAAATCAAAAGCCAGAGCGTCACAGAAACCCCTTACCCCGAAGACGACTGCGACCTTGATTGCGAATGCTGCGACGGTACAGAGGCGGATGAAGACGATGATGATGCCGTATATCAGCTGACACCCAAAGGCATTGCGTGTCTGGCACTGCTTCGCACCGGTCTTGTTGAGTCTATTGAAGACCCTCGAATTGATGGGTTCTGGGAGCTTTTCCAGGCAGACATGGACGCACTTGGTTACACGCAGGAGGTTGAAGAATGAACAGAGTCGGTGAGTTTGAAAAAGTCAGCTTCGAGCAGTACTACGAAGCTATCAAAGATGAATTTTATAAAGGGCAGGAAATGACTCCTGCTCTGCAAGAAAACATCAAGAAGTCATGGGAAGCTCTCCAGCTTCCGTCCAGAGCCACATCCGGCTCTGCCGGTTATGACTTCAAGGCGCCGTTCTCCTTCTCACTGGACGCCGGTGATACCATCAAAATCCCCACCGGCATTCGGGTTAAGGTCGATGAGGGCTGGTGGCTTGGCTGTCTGCCTCGCAGCGGCCTTGGTTTCAAGTACCGCCTGCAACTGGACAACACGATGGGCGTGATTGACAGCGACTATTACTACTCAGATAACGAGGGGCACATCTTCGCTAAAATCACGAACGACAATCATACAGGCAAAACACTTACCGTAGAGGCCGGTAGCGGCTTCCTACAGGCGATTTTCATCCCTTATGGGGTAACATACTCCGACGATGCAACAGGCGTCAGAAACGGCGGTATGGGCTCTACAGACAGCAAATCATAATGAAACCCTGCATTGCAGTGTAATGATTTCGTTCAATAGTTTTCGGTAGAGACAGCGTCTCACGACCGAAGAAATATACATAGAAAGGGAAAAGACTATGAAACGAATTTTCTCACTGCTTCTGGTTGTTGTACTTGTATTTGGTACAACTTCCGTTTATGCCCTCTCTTGGACTTCCACCTCAGAACCATGCAAGACATACACAATCAACATCGTAAAATACGAGTTGATTCCCGGCGATGTCGGCAATAGCTTCCGGGTAAACCCGAATATTACTGCACGCAAAGGTGAATACGCCTACTACAGTATTGAGGTGTACAATGCCGACAATCAAAAGGTAGACCCCGGCAAACTTATTGTGACCGATATGGCCGCACCAACAAACCTGGACAACGGCTTGTATGCAGCTCTTGTTACTGGAAGCCGTCCGATGCTTACATATAGCATCGAAGAAAAAACATCACTTCAGGAGCTACATTACAACAATATGCCAATTACCATCAGTGGTGATACCGTTACAATCGGTAAATTGGTGTTTACACGGTCAGTGTCCGGAGTAGTAACAGATGTGCATTTTGATGGCAACATTTTGGAACTGACAAAAGAGTTGACTGCGCTCAATATGGCACCGGAAGATGTCTACAATGGTAAGGTTTGCATGAGCAACGATGTGTTAATTCAGAACTTTGGGATGATATGCAAGCAAACCGCAACATCCAAATGGTATAACGACGCAGATGCTATCAAAAACATTACCATCCCGAAGACAGGAGATGCACCGTTAAATGCTTTGTTTGTTGCATTGGTAACATTGGTGACAACAGGCGTGGCGATATGCTTCAGCTGTCGCTTCAAACAGAAAAAGAATTAAGACCCTGAGTACTTCATGTAGAGATGGGGCTGGTGATAATAAGCCAGCCCCATTATTTTTTACGCCAACAAGGAGGTTGGTTATCATAGCTGCAAAAAAATATACCGAAGAAAAAGTCAACGCCGTATATGACGGCGATATTTATACCATCATCAACCTCACGCCAGTTATACATAAAGACGACCGACAGGAACAGAAAAATGAAATTGAAAAAACCCTGTACACCGTCTTTAGCAAATACACACCGAAAAAGAAATAAGACGGAGGATACCGATGGAAGATTTTATTTACGCAAGACAGTCTGTTGATAAAGAAGACAGTATCTCTATTGAAAGCCAAATCGAGTTGTGCCTGCGGGAGGTAGGGAATAATCCGCACAGAGTATTTCGAGATAAAGGGTACAGCGGTAAAAATACAGAGCGCCCTGACTTTCAAGATATGATGGCCGCCGTTCGTGCTGGCGGCGCAGGACGAATTATCGTGTACCGCCTTGACCGAATCAGCCGTTCCGTTCTTGACTTTGCAAATGTTATCAGTGAGCTGCAGAAGTACGGCGTTGAGTTCGTGTCTATTACAGAACGATTTGACACCTCAACACCTATTGGCAAAGCAATGCTGATGATAGTTATGGTATTCGCCCAGCTTGAGCGCGAGACGATTCAGCAGCGTGTCATGGATGCATACCGCTCACGCAGCAGAAAAGGCTACTACATGGGCGGCAGAGTCCCTTACGGGTTTGAATTGGAAAACACTGTTATGGAGGGCATCAAAACCTGTATGTATAAACCCATTCCAGAACAGATACAGGTCGTGCAGCTTATCTTTTCTCTGTATGCTATGCCGCAGGTTTCTTTTGCCGATGTGGTGCGCTACCTCAGCCAAAATGGAATTAAAAATCCTAACGGTAAGAACTTCAGCCGTATGCGCATCCGAGATATTATTACAAATCCTGTGTACGCTAAAGCAGACGCTTCTATTTTTGAATTCTTCCACGGGCAAGGAACCGAAATCATCAACGACATCTCTCAGTTCATTGGAACAAATGGAGCTTATCTGTACACAGGGAACAAAGCGGCCAAACGCAAGAGCATTTCTCTTGACGGTCATGTTCTCGTTCTTGCTCCGCACGCAGGATGCATCGATGCTGATACATGGATTCGGTGCAGGCGCAAGTGCCTGAATGTGCGCCAGATAGCTAAACCTGTGAAAGCAAAGAACACATGGCTTGCCGGTAAAATCAAGTGCATCGATTGTGGGCACGCCCTCTCCCTGAAATCCTATCCCCGTAAACGCAGTGCAGACGCAAGGTACTACATCTGCAACAGCAAGTATGTTTCCGCATCCTGCGACGGCGTAGGCGCAATACAGGCCAGCGGAATCGAGGACATCGTCTTTGATGAAATGTCCCACAAACTTAAAGAGTTCAACAAGCTTTCTTTCAAGGAAAAGCACGGAGACCCCATCGAGCTTACCAAACTGAAAATCCGTGCAGAAGAAATCGAAAAAGAAATCGCCACGCTTATAGACAAAATCGTGTCTGCAAGCACAGCGACAATGGAATATATCAATGAGCGCATTGATGCACTCGACGAAGAAAAGAAAACAGTAAAAGAAAAAATCGCTCAAATGTCAGCCGAAATGTATGACAGACAAAACATCGGCGTCATCAGCGATTACATGAGCAAATGGAACGATATATCTATCGACGATAAATTAACCGTGGTCGATACCCTGATTGAATCTATTCATGTTGGACACGGTAAAGTTAAAATTGCATGGAAAATCTGATGTGGTAGTCTGATTGTTTTGCTTTAGGCAATAGCATGAAAAAACTCAAGTTGCCTAAAACCATTGCCAAAGACTTCTTCACCGAATTGGCTTCTGCAGACCGGTGTGTCTGCGATAGATGCATTGGCGAACGGGAGAGAACGGCTATCCTGAAGCGGGCTGACCAGTATCTGGGAAGTGACCAACAGTCGGTTCTTAACACGGTTAAGAGTAGTCTGATGGACAGTGTGTATGACGAACGCTTAAAAAAGGCCTTCGAAGAACTCAAGGAACTGAGAGCTCAAGCTAATCGCCTCGATACGAGATTTAAAACTAATGAGGAAAAACTCATTAAAGCCGGAGGCGAAAAGGCTCGTGAACTGCAGGAGCGAATTGAGGAACTGATCAGACTTATCAGCATTGCTCGTGATGAACTTGAGCGCATTGAATCCAAGGATGAAAACGACGCTTCTCTGACAGAAGAAAACAACCTTCACAAGGCGGATCAAAAATTTAAGTACTATGAGCAGGAAATAGCGAAGGCAACAAGAACAAATACTGCATTGCGCAAAAAAGAGTTGGTTGATTCCTTGGTGAATGAGATCAAACTACAGGCTACCACAGCGCTGAAGCAAGAAATCGTCAGAAAGACCAACGAGAAACTTCGCCGTGTTATCGTTGACGATTATGTAGAAATCGAAAGCATCGATAGGTACATAAAACTAAAGGGTAGGGACGGTGCCAGCGAAGGTCAAACTCTTAGCATTGCCTACTGTTTCCTGGGCACTCTTTTCGAAGATTCTGAGTTGGAATTTCCGTTCATTATCGACTCGCCTACCGGCAAGATGGATTTCGAAAAACGGCAGGCTGTTGCAGATATCATTCCTTTGGTATTCAATCAGATGATTGCCTTTGTTCAGTCAGCAGAAGTGGAGCGTTTTGCGGACAGATTCTATGCAAATCCCGATTCGCAGTATCTTACGGTTGTGGCATCTCCCCAGGATCAGGCCGTAGTTGTTTATGAAGGAATTGACTTCTTCGATTCGTATCAAAGAGAGCACAAAGGAGATGAAAAATAATGCATTTTAAGATAGCGAAAAGTGCCCAAAGCTACTTTAACAACATTATGAATCTCGAAGGCTCCCACGCTGCGGAGGATAAGAATAAGTTTATCCAATTCGATGTGTACTACTGCTGTGCATTGATTGGCATGGCAGCAGGCCAAATCGACGAGGATACTTCTGAGTTGAAGGATCTTGTTGAAAGGTACCCAGTTCAATATCGTGACTGTAAAGCACAAATTGCTGGGTTACTGGTGGCATCTGAGGCCAGAAGACTCGGCATCGATACGCAGAGCCCTAAGTTGGAGCAGATTATGCTACAGTATATTAGCAACAATGATACTCTGCTGTCTGAGGATGGAATTAAAACCCTTAACGCCTATGCGTTGAAAGGATACCGCCTGATTACTGATTATCCGTTGTTTGACAAACCTACTTCCAGAGAAGAATTTCTGGATGCATTCAATGTAGCCATGCAGTTTTACGAAAAGAAAGATAGCTAATCTGTGTAGGTGCTTAGTTAACCTGCGAGAGCGCACCACGAATACCCCACAGCCAAAATAGCGGCTGAAACGTAATGTTCCAGCCGCTATTTTTCTTAAAAGTTTCAGTAGCTGTTTCCGTCGAACTGTGGTATATGTTTGTGCTGCAAGGAGGCGAGCGCATGAAATACAAGCTGCTGAAAGACCTATATGACTATTTTTATACCCCACCCGAACTCTCGGCGCAGAAGCAGGAAATTGAGGAGTGCCACCGAGCACTTAGCGAGGCGTTGGGAAAGCCAGAGCGTCGGCTGGTGCTCCGGATCATCGACGCAAAAGACCGTATTGCGGAGGACACCTCCATCGACAGCTTTATCACCGGATTTGAACTGGCGTGGAAACTCTCCATGGAATTGAAAACGAGCGCTCAGTCTCCTGCCGAACGGCAATGGAGTTGAGGGCTCGTTTCACATCTAAGGAGGAAGAGAAATGAAGAAACTCATCATAGTGGCAATGATTGCCGCATGTGTCGCCCTGTGCGCCGCTGTGTGGCCACATGGCAACGCGGTCGAGGAAACACCCGTCCCAGCCGCAGAAACCGCTGTGAGCGCCAAGGAAGCGACCGTTGCGGAAATTGAGGAACCAGCAACACTGGCAGAGAAGGAAAAAAGAACGATCCCGCAACAAGAAGCGCCCCAAGAAGAGCAACCTGAACCGAAGACAGGGCCTATTGAAACACCCGTAGCTTCCGAACTCCAGCTTTCCACGGGGCAGGCACCCGCTAAGAATTCCGCACCAGAGCCAACTCCGCCACAGCCTTCTAAAGAACTGCACCCCGGCGACAAAGTCTATGTGGCGGGCTTCGGATGGGTAGAGTACGAGGGACCTAATCACAGCAAAGATGGCACGGACATTTACGAAAACGGCAACAAAATTGGGATCATAGGGTGAAATATGCGGAAAACATTCAAAATGGGGTCAAGTCGCTATTGACAATCAAACTTTCTATGCTATTCTATAATGATTTAACCTCGATGTTGAATGGGTGGCATGGGCAAGAAGGAGAGTATGCATGGCGTATGAGTTTGTTTGCGAGTCCGAAGCAAAGCGCTATTGTTCGGATTGTTCAAGGACCCTTAAGAAAACCTGCGAGTTACTGAGGACGAAGGGGATTTCTGCACAGTTTTCGCTTGTTGGAAGCGGCGCAAGGAATATGATCACAAGAAACGGAGATGGTCCGTATGACCTTGACTACAATCTTTTGATCATGAAGGCAGAAGAAAGATATTGGAATGACCTGCGGTTGCTAAAAGAAACGGTAAGAAATGCTCTGAACCGGGCGGAGAGGAGAGAATTCTTTTCGGATGCCCAAGATTCAACTTCTTGCTTGACTGCACTGCTGCATTTTAAGGATACTCCAAATGTTGAATTCAGCTTTGATGTTGCTATTACCACGAAAAATAAAAACGGGAATTACATGCGCTTGATACATAACAAAAATGTGTACGCACTGGGCTTGGATCAATACACATGGAACGAAGTGCCGAACTCTCATCAAGTAAAAGATAGAGCGGATAAACTGAAGAGAGCGGGATTATGGCAGAAGGTTCGGGACAGGTATCTTGAGAAGAAAAATATGTATCTGTTTCGACAAGATCATAATCATCCATCCTTTGTGGTGTATGTGGAAGCAGTGAATGAGGTTTATAACAGATATTTCAATAGAGGAGGCGGGTACAGTGTGCAATCGATTTTTTGACTACGATGACGGCGACTTCGCCATGAGCATTTCTGACAGCATGGCGATGGATTCCGATGGGAATCTCATGATGCGCATGGGAGATCACATGGCGATGGACATGGACACCGGGGATATTCACATGATTTCCTCGTGGTCTGATGATGACGAGGAGTAGAGCATAGGCGGCGGCTCAACGGATGCACCGCCATAGACAAGGAAAACACTTTCAATCCAGGCAGAAAAACCAGCGGGACAGGCCATGAAGGCTTGCCCCGCTGTCTGTATCGTAATAGTCAACAGTTTTGGGGAGGGCAAATGCAAACAAACAGGTTGGTCAGGGGGAGTGAGATGTTTTTTCTTGACTGATTATCGGCGCACCGATATAATAAGAGCGGTGATGTATATGACGATCCAACAGATACTGCGGGAAAAGAATCTCTCCCGCTACCAGCTCTCCAAGAAAAGCGGTGTGCCTTGGGCAACCCTGGCGGACATCTGCTCCGGCAAGACAACGCTCTCCCGATGCAGTGCCGGTACACTCATGAAGCTGTCCTCCACACTGGATATCCCGATGGAGCAGCTCATTACGCTGACCGTGGAGAAACCACAAATGCATGGCGGCAAGCCGACTGACCGAACCTATCTGGAAAAGAATCTGCCCGCCAGTTTGGATAAAGCGCTCCGTGAGTACATTCAGGGCGAAAAAGACAAAGTGTCTTATATGGACTGCCTGTGGGGAGAATTATATAGTGCGATCAACTCCAATCAGTGGAGCAACGCCATTACACAGGAGCAGGCAGATTATCTTCGCACAAAATATTTATAAGGGGGTGAGAACCCGTGATTGATTTTACCAACTGCCCAGTCAACCGCTTCCGCGCCTATGGCGGAGCCAATGGGAATAAAATCAATATCACCTATCAAGGACATAGCTATATGCTCAAGTTCCCTCCAAAGCCCAGCCGAAATCGGGATATGAGTTACAGCAACGGCTGTATCAGCGAATATGTCGCCTGCCATATCTTTGAAATGTTGGGCTTTCGGACGCAGGAAACGCTCCTCGGAAACTATACGGACAGCCGCGGCAAAACAAAACTGGTAGTTGCCTGTCGGGATTTTACAGAGGGCGGAAAACGGCTCATCGAGTTTGCCCATCTGAAAAACACCTGCATCGACAGTGAGCAGAATGGTTACGGAAAAGAACTGTCCTCCATTCTGGAGGCCATTGAGGAGCAGAGTATTTATCCCGCCGATGAGCTGCGGCAATTTTTCTGGGATATGTTTATTGCGGATGCGTTCCTTGGAAACTTCGACCGGCATAACGGCAACTGGGGCATCCTCGTGGATGAGGAGAAGCAGCAGGCAGAACTGGCACCGGTCTATGATTGTGGTTCCTGCCTATACCCGCAGCTTGATTTGGAACGGATGAAAAACGTGCTGCAAGACGAAGCGGAAATCGACCAACGTATCTATACTTTTCCAACTTCCTCTATCGAAGAAGGCGGGAAAAAGATATCTTATTTCGATTACATTTCTTCGCTGAAGAATCCGGATTGCAATGAGGCGCTCAAGCGTGTCTGTTCAAGAATCGACCTCGATGCGCTCCATAACTTTCTCGAAGGTGTCCCTGAACTGCTGCCGATCCAGCGTGAATTCTATCTGACCATGCTGACCGAGCGCAAGGAGAAGATTTTGGATTACAGCTTGAAACTTTTGATGGAGCAGGAGCAGCACACTTCGCCGATGCTGGGGATGTAAAACCGAATACTCTATCCGGAGAGCCGTGCCATTTGGCGCGGCTCTCTTTTTGCGTCCATGGTATGTATGGGATTCAAAGAAACGGAATGGCGTATATTTTAGGATATCCGGCATGAACATGAAAACGATTTTTAAGCGTGTGGATCGCATAGAAAAAAGGCCCAAAGATTGCTGAAGAACGGCAATAGGTAGAGGAATGTTAGAATTGTCCCTCATGAAGCTGTTGGATGGTATGGAACTTCTATTTGCTGTCTCAGAAGATACGCCGCGATAGACAAAGAAAAAATTTTCTAAAACAGGGTGTGCAAAACATGTTTTCCTCCGCGATAAGTGGAGGGATTTTTTTAAGGCATTTAGCAGGGAGCAATTCTCTGTATTCAAATCGAACTGAAAGGAGTGATGCCTATAGGCTGCGTTGTAGCTTCCGTCAACAAACATCAAAAATTATAAAGGAGGAATCCAATGCAAGAATCCACATTTACCAACTATGACCAGCTGCCGCTGTTCCTCGATGCGAACACGGTGGCGCAGGTGCTGGGCGTGTCCATCTCCAGCGCCTATGAGCTCATGCACGAGACGGGCTTCCCAGCGCTGCGGATTGGCAGCCGCATCGTGGTACCCAAAGAAAAGTTCTGCCGGTGGGTCGATGCGCAGACAGGAGGTGATGCCTGATGTTCCAGCGCTGGCCCAAGCGGGACCCGAACAAACACTACTATCTCGTCCCCAACGAAGTCTTTAATCTCGGACTCAGCTCTCACGAGATCGCCGTCTACAATTACCTTCTGCGCTGCGAGGATCGCAGAACCTACCAATGTCATCCCAGCTACCGCACCATCGGTCGGGCGGTACAGCTGAGCGAGAACACCGTGCGGAAGTATGTGGCCGGTCTGGAGGAGAAGGGGCTCATCCGCACCGAACCCAGCACCATCACCACGAAGGACGGCCGTGTGCGTAACGGCAGTCTCATCTACACCATCCGTCCCATTCAGGAAGCGCTGGAGCTGAACTATCAGCGGCAATTCCTGCGGGCGGAGCGTGACATAGAGCGGGCAAAGGCAGAAAAGAAGCTGGCCGAGTTGAATCGGCAGAACAAAAAGGAGGAAAGCGCATGATGCAGCAGCTTGCAAATTTTATCGTGGACCATGACCCGATGATGGTCCTCCGGCGCACGCATAACACGGTGTGCTACATCCGGTGGGCGTGGAACAAGGATCATGGCGAACCCATTAATGAAGAGGAGCTTCGCCTGTTCCTCTGCGATGAACGCTACGGTGATCTGACCGATGAGCAAAGAGCCTTCGCTCGTCAGGGCCGGGACAAGATGCGAAGTGTCTATGCGGAGCTGTGCGTGCGCTTACTGCAAAGTGAGATCATGCTGGAGCGGGGCATGGTGCCGGACAGCAGCACCTACTGCAGCGTGTTCTGTCCGGAAGGGGGTGATGCGCCGTGGATGCTTGACCGGGCGGGATGACCGAAAATCGGACCGATTTGCCGCCGACGAAAGAAAAGCAGGAGAAAGCCCTGACGCTTTTCTGCGTCAGGGCGAGCCACAACTGCCCGCAGTGCGGGCAGTTTCAGGGCTTCCAATCGACGCTGTTTTGCCGTGGCAAACCATAAGATGACGCTATTTTTGTGAAATACAGGCGAAAGACCAGCGCTTTTGAGAAAATAAATGACGCTTATCAGAAAAAATGAAAGGATTTGAAGCGATGAGTGATAAAAAAAGACACACGATTTGGATCGATGAACGAATCTGGGAGGATGTACTGAGCCACTATAAAAGTGACAACTGCTCCACGCAAAATGAGTTCGTGGAGAACGCACTGCGATTCTACATTGGGTACCTAAACACAAAGAATGCTGGCGCATTCCTGCCACAAGCCATCTCCTCTGTGATGACCGGTACGATGGACAACTATGCGCACCGTGTTGGTTCACAGCTCTACAAGCTGGCTGTGGAGCAGAACCTGTGCAATCACATTTTGGCCGAGGACACCGATATGGACGCACGTGACTATCAGCTTCTGCGTGGTCGGAGCGTCCGTGAGGTGCAGAGCACCAACGGACAGATCTCCTTCAAGGAAGCTCTCGACTTCCAGAAGACGGTCTGAATCTTTCAAAAAACCAATAGCTATTTCCGCAAAAGTGTGGTAGTTGTTTGTGTTGCAAGAAGAAAATGAATCCAAAGGAAGTGAAATACATGGCAAAACGAAGACCGGCCGGTGACGGCATGGTACGCAAGCGGGAGGACGGACGCTGGGAAGGCCGCATCGTCATTGGCCGGGAAAACGGCGAGCCGCTGTTCCGCCACGTCTATGCCAAGACGCAAAAGGCACTGCTGGACAAGCTGCACCAGAACATCGAGTGCTACCGCGATGTGGAGCTGACCGAGGACAGCCGGATGACGCTGGGCCAGTGGCTGGATCGCTGGCTCACGGAGTACAAGGCGGGTACGGTGCGGCCCGGTACCCTCGAGGGCTACCGCCGCTACATCGAATACTACATCAAACCGCAGCTGGGCGACAAGCAAATCTCCCTCCTCTCCCAGCAGGACATTCAGCGGATGTACCGCCGCCTAAAAACGGAGGGACGCATCCACGAGCACCCCGAGATGGGGCATCAGCTCTCCGACTCCATGGTGCGCCACATCCATTCCACCCTCCACGCCGCGTTGAAGGACGCGGTGCAGGCGCATGTCATTCCAAGAAACCCCACCGAAGGCACGACAGCGCCCAAGCCCAACTACAAGCCCAAGCGTATCCTCACCCGCGCGGAGCTGGATGCCTTTCTCGCAGTGGTGGAGCAGGATGAGGTGTGGCGTGACTTCTTCCAGACGGAACTGATGACCGGTCTGCGCCGCGGCGAGATCTGCGGTCTGCAGTGGAGCGACTTCGATGGGAATACCGGTACGCTGAAGGTATGTCGAACCCTCCACAGCCAGCGGAAGGGCGAATACACCGTCGGTGAGACAAAGACCAATCAAGGTATGCGCACCATCATCCTGCCGCACAGCGTGACTGACATCCTACGGCGGCGAAAAGCGGATGCCATCAGCCAATGGATATTCCCTGACCCGGTGAAGCCGGAAGGCCCCGTCGATCCCAACGCGGCGTATCGCCACATGAAGACAATGCTCCAACGGGCGGGGCTGCCCAGCATCCGCTTCCACGATCTGCGCCACACCTTCGCAACTCACGCTCTCACCAGCGGTGTAGATGCCAAGACCCTCTCCGGCATTCTGGGTCACACCAATGCGTCCTTCACGCTGGACACCTACACCCATGTCACCTCAGATATGCAGAAGACAGCCTCTGGCATCGTGGGCGGCTTCATGGAAGATATCTTCGGAAAGGAGTTGAAACCGTGGCAAGAAAGCGAAAAGCCGGAGACGGAACGGTAAGGCAGCGCAAGGATGGCCGGTGGGAGGGGCGCATCGTCATCGGCTACGATGATAACGGCTACCCCAAGACGAAAAATGTTCTCGCTAAAACGAAGAAGGAGTGCCTTGAAAAACTCCAAAAGCTCAAGGAGGATTGCGGCGGGCTGAAGCCGGAGAAGGTGCGGTCTGAGATGCCCTTCGGGGACTGGTTGACATACTGGTACGAGAATCACTCCAAGCCTAAGATCCGCCCAACTACGCAGGAGACCTACGAGAGCCGCATCCGCCTGCATATCATTCCGGAGATTGGGGACATCCCGCTGAATAAGCTGACACAGAACGACCTGCAACAGTTCTACGGTCGGCTCAAGAAAAGCGGCCGGAAGCGGTTCACCGACAAGTACGGTGAAGGGCTGTCCGACCGGATGGTGCGCATGTGCCACGCCACCTGCCGATCCGCGTTGGAAAAGGCGGTGCAGGATGGGCTGATCCGTGTGAACCCTGCCATAGGCTGCAAGCTGCCGCCGAAGAAGGCGCGGGAGATGCAGGTGCTGACGCGGGAGGAGCTGCAGCGGTTCCTTATCCAAGCAAAGTTTGAGGGCTACTACGAAGTGTTCCTTCTGGACTTAGCAACCGGCCTGCGCCGGGGTGAACTCATGGCACTGCAATGGGACGACCTCAACTTCAAGACCGGCGTACTGAATGTGAACAAGCAGGTCTACGATGTGCGGGGCCAGCTTCAAATCAGCACGCCCAAGACGAAGAACTCCGTCCGAAAGATCGTCCTGCCGCCTGCGGTGGTGGCGGTGCTGCAGGAATATAAAAAGGCGGTGGACTCCCGCTGGATGTTCCCGTCACCTGTGAAAGAGGACTGCCCCATCACACCCGGCGTGGTGCGGCGCAGATTGCAGCTCATCCTGGAACACGCAGGATGCAAACATGTTAGATTTCATGATCTGCGCCATACGTTCGCGACCTTGGCGCTGGAAAACGGTATGGATGTGAAAACGCTCTCCGCTATGCTGGGCCATGTGTCGGCGGCCACTACGCTGGATATCTATACTCACATCACCGATGACATGCAGCGCACAGCCGCCGCCAACATTGACCGCGGCATCGGCAAGGCAGCGCCGCAGGAGGACTCTTCATGGCCGGGGCAGGAAACTGCCCCAGCCACAGCGGAAAAGCCGAGAATGACCGATTTCAAGCCCTACGTGGGCCGCAAGCGCAAGTCCGGCACCGGCTGCATCACCGAGATCAACGACCACCTCTTTGAAGGCCGCTATTCTCCCAAATGGCCCGACGGCAAAAAGCACGCCCGCAATGTCTACGCTCACACCCGTGAGGAGTGCGAGGAGAAGCTGAAGACGCTGATCGAGGAGATGAAAGCGGAGATTGCGGAAGCACAGCGACTGAAGGACGAGGGCAAAGGTGATGGGCGACCACCGGAGGAGAAGAGAGGCAGACATGGGCAAAAAGTAAAGTAAAAAGAATCACCGACAAGGAGGCTGAGTAATTCTCCTCCTTGTCGATGATTTTTCAGCGTAGTGAAAATGTTAGTAACCTATTTTTGCTGTTACACCATACCTTTATCAAGGCAATAACTGAAAGGCTTTCCCTGTTATATTGATTTTCTGATATGTATCTGGTTTCAGATTATCAATTATTTCGATTAGTTCATGACTATTTAATGTAATAGCCATTATTACTTGACAATTTGTGTGTAAAAATGTTGTGGATTTAATAAAGTTATCCATATCTTTGGGGACAATACTCTGCTGCGCAGGTTCATCAAAAATTATTATCCCTGGATGATTCCCACCTTTTTCAAGCGATACTTGTAGTAACGCCATCGTAAATGCCCATATTACACGGATACCGTCACTTGCAGAAGAGTCAAATTTCATATCAAATCCATCAATTGTTGGCAATAGTGATTCTTCGGATATGTCAATAGCGCCCAAATCGCTCACACTACTATAGTGATAAAGTTTCAGGTTCTCAATGAACTTTGACTTTAATAGACGAATCTTCTCTACATCCGCATCTGACTTATCATGCTTAGGCAATTTTGCTTTGTGTGCAAGATAAGTCTGCCATTGCTCAGACAGATCATCAAGGTCAAGAAGAAATTTGTCTAATTCCTTCTGAAGTTTTTTGGATTCTTCTATTTTTCCACTAATCTCGATTTTTCTTAGAACAATTGCTTCAGAACTATCATTATCTGTAGTCATATACAAGTCTGATCTTAAGGCTTGTGCTAAACGCCTAAGAGTCAATATATCTGCTGCCAGCCGCAGTTTTTCTTGCTCAAGTTGTCCTTTTCGAGCTTGACGATTATCGAGGGCAAATGCCAACATTTTCTTTTGCTCTTTTAAATGGAGGATATTGGCCTCGATATCCATAAAGACAAAATTAGATTTGGCAAGGATCATATTATCATGGATCTCCTGATTACAAACAGGGCAGATACTGGAACAATTATCTGTCGAATTATCAGAACCAAAATTTTGGAGCCGTGCCGCATCATTATTGTTCCGAATGTCTGCATCGATTAATGCGATATCTTTCTCTAAGTGTTGAATGGAGTCACTTTCGAAGGATAGCTCTGTCGTAATATGATCTTCATCTTTCTCAAGATTGCGTATTGACTTAAGGGTTTCAGAAAGTTCACTATTTAGCTCATTAAAATTGTCGATTACTCGAGGCTTCAGAAGACATATCGAATTATACTGGTCTTGGAGTTTTTGAATCGCATCGGCTATTGGTTCATTACGATCCGAGAAAATTGCTATCCGCGCATAATCATTGTCATTTAATACTCGAGGGTGTAATGGCAGATTAATTACTGCCCCGCCATGGCTTGTGACATAATACTGAAATGCTTCGATCCTTTTTTCCCAGTCTTTCTCGATTTGAATCTTGACATTTCTTAATCGAGCCCGCTCTTTTTCGTTCTTTATTGTGTCTAAATCCAAAAGAAATTCAACAACTCGTTTTTTGGATTCTCTTATTCCCAAAACGGGCATTCCAGATAGAATATCTGACCAGCCGTGTTTTTGTTCGATAAACATAGCTGAAAAGATAATTTGTAAGTATAGCTTCCTCTCATTTCCATCCGATGTTCCGACCATGGGAAGAGAAATATGTAAGAATTCTTCTAAAAAGTTATGAAATCCTTTTTCGCTGGTAGCCGCATTTTGAATATTGACATAAAAGTCAGATACCTGAGTTTTTTGATCCTTTATAGCATCATAAGTGCTGTAGTAGACGCTTACTAAACGGTTATCTTTACTTTCTGAAACAATATTTCTATAGATAGTTACAATATCGTATCCGTTAGAGATTTCCAAATACGCACCAGATTCTAATACTCTATAAGAATTTTGATTATCTTCGATTTCGGATTTAAATACGGATGTTAGCACTTTGCTCCCAATACCGCCAGTGCCACCTATGATTTGTTCCAATCCTAAACAATAGTATATTGCAGCAAGGATGGAGCTTTTCCCGCAAGTATTATCTTCACTTGCAATGAAGTTTAGACCGGAGGAGAAAGAGGTATCAATTCCGTATACTCCGTTGACGGTATTAATTTCAACCCGTAGACGATTAATTCGAAGCATTGTTAGTCCTCCATAAGTCGGCCAATTCTTTGATTTTTCCTTCTGTTAGTTTTTTGGAAAGATCTCCTAAACTGGTTAATTCGCTCGTCATTAAGTCACCAACAATTTTGATTCTTTCGGCCAAATTATGGCCTTTAGTAGTTAGCTTATAATTTCCATTTCGCTGTTGAGAAACAAAGCCGTATGCTATGGCAAATGTTAATGCTTTATTGACTGCTGGATCAAAGCGCACAATAGGAGCAGGGCCATAACCTTCTGCATAATTAATAAGGTGGCTCATTGTTTCCGATGAGAAGAGCGCGTATGAGATCATCTGTAATTTAATCAGAGAACAAGAATCACCCCAGCCACATATCCGCATAATTAGACAGAGTTGAGACACTTTATAACTTATTCGATAGTTGTATGGAACAGCATCTGGTTTTGCGTTAAATACAATATCTCCTTTAATTAAGCTATCATCTACCATTATCACATACTCCTAAATTCCATTGAACAGTCCGCAAGCCAGCTGGCAATTAAGTCCTGCTTGACCTCTGCTATTGATGCTTGGTTAAAAATTGTTGAAAAGTCCTTTTCCAACTTCTCCCCGAAGTCAGATAATATGGTGGAAAATACAGATTGATTCATTAAGTGATCAGTATTCATTAATGTTCTAATGGATACTTCGTTTTTGAAACTTTGCTCAAGCCTGTACAGGTCTTCATAAATCTCAGGGAAACCAATTCGCAGATTGGACATATTTTCCATTCTACTGATGTAATAATCAACATATAGGCCAATTACCCGATTCAATGCTGGATCTGCAGTATCATCAATGTGCATTACGGCTTTAATCTTTCTGCGGATGTTTTCAACTTTTGCGGAATCACATTTTGTCCAATCAGGGGAAGAAGTGTGCTGAACTGCTAAATTTATCCTGTTATTTGTTATTGTTGTTCGGATGATATTGCTAATTTCAGGTGCCAGATCTTCTGCGATTTTTATTATGATTTGAAAATCGTCTGCTATATGGCTATAAATGCTTGGCTTTTTTGACCTCTCGGATAGCACTTCTGCTTGTTTTGTTGTTGCATGCATAAGAATTCTCGAGTCTTTATATTCGGGTATGTTGAAATGCCACTCGTGAATGGGCGGAATTCCAAGCGATTTCATACGTGAGCCATTTTCCATCAATTTTTTTATATCTGCTGATAATTTATCTCGCTGGTGGTCATACAATTCGTTATCCGAGTAACTACGTTCAGGGCAATAACATTGGTGTACAATGCCGCTCTTTGTATATCCTTCGATCCCAGCATCGCCCTTATGGACGGCAGGAATCGCTACATAATGTTGCTCTTGATACTTCATTCGATAGCAGCGTACGCAGAGATCCTCCCAAGCGTCTCCGTTCATATTTCCTTCAATTAAGTTCAGAATTTTGCCCATATAATTAGACCTCCACAAAAAGGTTAATGTCTAAAGTATTTATTTCAATATTAGGCATCAAGGAAATAGCGGAAACATCGGTGTAAAATTCATCAAAATTGTGCAAATAGCGAACTTTCACAATATCAAAACCGACTAAGATATCCTCAATAATTGCTGCTCGATGTATTAGATAGACTATATCTCCAATTTGGGGGAATGTATTTCTTATCACTTAAGAGCCCCCTATAATTAATAAAGCCGTATGGGAAAGTCCCACACGGCTGCCTTGGCGGCGCAGAGGCCTACCGTTAATCAATTATAATACAATTTAGCGAGAATTGCAATAAGACATCACGTTATATAATTGCCCTCAAATCCTGCGCCGCAATAGACAAAGAATAAGAAAAATCCCTCTGAAATCGTTGATTTCAGAGGGATTTTGGTCCGAGTAGTGCGGCTCGAACGCACGGTCTCCTGGTCCCAAACCAGGCGCGATACCAACTTCGCTATACCCGGATATTCAATTTCTGCCATTATACCACGGCAGAGGGGAAAATCAAAGATTTTTCTGTCTGTGGTCATTCCTGTGGTCAAAACCGCTTTTGTGCCGCTTTCAGCAGCTGGGGAAAAACCAGCAAACACAAGTGTCACAAGGCTTTGCGGCGTTTCGCCTTGCCCCGTCCCGGATAGCCCCACGGCACTCCCAAACTTATCGGGAATACTTTTTCCGCTCGTTTATAGCGGTTTTCGGCGCTTTTTAATTTGTTTCACTTACTCTTTGGCGCTCTTATCTCCACTGTTTCCGGGTGTTCCAGCACCGTCTGTGGTAATCTATGTGGTCAAAAACGCTTCCCGCCCGGTTTTTGGTGAAGATTCACCGGTGCCGGACGGGAAGCGTTTCTCGTTGCTGTTGGCTGCATTGTAACTCTGGACAGGCGGTTATGCAAGTGGTTTCTGCGGGGGTGGCGGCTCAAAGGTTGAGCCGCTATAGACAAAGAATAGGCAGGAAGATAAGCGAGGTACTTTTCGTGCTCCCTGAGTATAAATTCCTTAATACAGGCATAATAGTAAGGGATTTATGGCACAGTCTATTGACTATTCCCTTATTTCATATTACTATTTAAGGGAAAGCGAATGGAGGTGAGGGAATGAGAACCTTCAATTACTCTGCAATTAAGGAACAGAAGTGGG